CAGCATTTACGGTAACCGTTGGTGCTGCTAACTCTATTTCTGTTTGTGGGATTAGTGATGGTTCAACAACTCCTGTTGGCGGAACTTTATATCAATTTGGTGCTGGCGCACAAGGTGCTGGCGATACAGACCTAGGACACAACGGCGGTGGTGGTGGCGGAGGTGCAGGTAGTGGAGGTGCAAACGGTTCAGGAAACCAAGGTGGTGTTGGCGGTTCAGGTAGGGCAACATCTATAACTGGTTCGTCTGTTACATATGCAGGCGGTGGAGGTGGTGCTTCAGCAAGAAATACTGGTGGAACATCTAACGCTGTTGGCGGTTCAGGCGGTGGTGGAACAGGTTCCAACTACAACTATGGTTGCTCACAAGGCTCAAGCGGTTCAGCAAACACTGGCTCAGGTGGTGGTGGAAACGCATATTGCACTCACACTGCTGGTGGTTCTGGTCGTGTTGTTTTGGCTTTCTTATCTTCAAATGGTCCTTTGGCAAGCATTGGTGCTGGTTTAACCTATTCTCTTAGCACGGTATCTAGGTCGGGTTATCATGTTTACACTTTTACTGGTGGAACAGGAACGGTTATTCCATAATGGCTCATTACGCATTTCTAGATGAAAATAATATTGTGACACAAGTGATTGTTGGTCGCAACGAAGATGAGGTTGTTGATGGCATCTCTGATTGGGAAACACATTACGCAAATTTTCGTGGTCAGCCTTGCATCCGCACTTCTTATAACAACAATATCCGCAAACAATTTGCCCAACCAGGATTTTATTATGATTCAATTCGTGATGAGTTTGTTTCTTTAAAACCTTATGATTCATGGATATTGGATGCCAACAATGACTGGAAAGCACCTGTAGATAAACCTTCAATTGAAACTGGTGAATATCGTTGGGATGAAGCAACGCTTTCTTGGATTCTGTTTTACAGCCTTTAGCAAAAGGCTGACTTTTGGTTGGACCATATTTGAACTAGGGAACGCTGGGGGTATTATATGAGGAAAATTTACTTAAACGCACAATCCAAAGCAATGTTGAAATCTTGGGTAAAAGTGGCCTTGTCGGCCAGTTTTGCTGTGTATGCCGCGGGTTCCGCGTCATTTGGCAACATTGTCAACGCTGGTTTGGTTGCTGTTTTACCTGTAATTTACTCATGGTTAGACCCATCAGATAAGCGCTTTGGAAGAGGAACACAGTAATGGCAAAGCAACCCGAAGGAATCGACGACATTGCTAAGGCTATTATGGCAGCCATTAAGGCTGCCCGTAAGGGTGCCGTAAAAGAAGTTACTGTTAACACTGGCAAGGGAACCTCGACAAAAATTGGAAACACGGCTTACAAAAACGGGAGATGGGGAAAAACTGTCAAAATTGATTCCAAGGTTCCAATTCAAATGGAAACATACGCTAAGGGTAGCGCAGAGTACAAGGCTGCCCTAAAAAAGAAGATGGCTAACCAGAAACTTTTGGAAAAAGTTAACAAAAAATACGATAAATCTGATGGAAGCAAAAATAGGGCTTACCAAGAAGCATTGGCAGCAGAAAAGCAGGCGGACAACTGGTTTATGCAGTCTGATGGTGGTGCAAGAAATTCAAAAATCGTAAGAGAATATGTTGACCCAAAGGGTGAAGCACAAAGGGTTAAAAATATTGCCAAATTTGAAAAAACTAATGCTAAATATGACAAAATTACCGCCAAAAAAAATACTAAAAAAGCAAAGAAAGATTCGAAGAAATCTTAATGGCTAAAAAAAAATCTCCAATAGATTTTGGGGATAACCGTATTTGGCGTGGTGACCATGAAGCCCGAAGGAAGGCTAATACTGCTTTGGAAAAGATGGGTGTTCCATCTGATTACAAGGTACAGTATATTGCCGAAAAAGATTTAAAGGGTCAATACAAGAAACAACAAAGGAAAAAATAATGCCAACTTTGGGTCAAAGACATTTTGCTTACACACCTGAAGGTATGGCACAATACGCTGCTGCAAAAGCCGCAAAAAATCCTGGTGGCCCTCCTTCCGATGACAAAGCAGAACGTGACATGGGTGCTTATGATTTTGTTAAAAAGAACTCCACAGGTTTCAAAATTGACCCTAGGGAACATAAAACTTTAAAAGATGCACAAATGAGTTTGGCAGATATTATATCAGAAGGCGATGTAGCAGACTATTACCCTGATGCTGTATGGGTAAGGGCATCCAATAAACTTGTAGCACAAATGTGGGCTATGCACAAAAAATCGATGATGGCAAAAACACCAAAGAAACGATAATGGCTGCAAAAAAAACTGCAGCATGGACACGTGCTGAAGGCAAAAACCCTGCAGGTGGGTTAAACGCCAAGGGCCGTGCATCATACAAAAAACAAACAGGAGGCACTCTTAAGCCACCTGTTTCCGCCAAACAGGCCGCTAAGTCGCCAAAGTCCGCTGCACGTCGTAAATCTTTTTGTGCAAGAATGGGCGGAATGCCAGGACCAATGAAAGACTCCAAAGGTCGTCCTACGCGCAAGGCTTTAGCACTAAAGAAATGGGATTGTTAGTGTTCATTAAGCCAGTAACGTATTGCAACCATCTTAGGGGCAAGAAACCTTCACAAGTCAAGTCACATAACTTGCGTAAAGTTATGGCTGGTGGCATGTTGGAGTTATGTGCTGCCAATGCTTGGGATGCTCTTGTTGTCGCCGCTGAAAAGGATGGTATTGTGTTGTCTCCATCCAGTTTGGGGGACATGTATCGTTCTATTGCACAGCAAAAAGCGGGCTTTTTGCAACGTTACCAAACAACTCCAATTGTAGGTGCGTCGACAAAAACTTACAATGGTGTAAAGTACTATTTGAAGCCTAAAAATGCACCTCTTGCTGCGCCCAATGATGATGCAAACACCTGTTCGAAACATATGATGGGCATTGCAGTAGATGTTAAGGGTGCTAGTGGCGAGCGACTTAAATGGATGGAAGAAAACATAGAAAAATTTGGTTGGTCATGGGAGGTTTTGCCAGAAGAACCTTGGCATATTCGTTATACCGCTGGGGATACCGTCCCTGCTGCGGTTCAGGAATGGGTATCTACTAAAGTCTAGAAGAACACGATGGTTGACTAACGTCAACTAGGATGGTTAACTATGCGTAAATTACTTAAGGTATGTTTGTGTTTTATTTTATTAATGTTGTTGTGGGGTACTGCAACGTCGGCCAAAAAACCGACGTTATTGTGCCCTGAACGGCATAATTTGATTCGTTTTGTTTCTACTGGCCCCAAAATGGTGTACAAAGTAGATTATGTAATGCACCGTGAGTCACGCTGTAGACAATTGGCCTTTAATCCCGACGACCCAAATGGTGGTTCTTATGGTTTATTTCAAATCAATGGTTATTGGTGTAAACCATCACGTTGGTCAAAGTCTGGTTGGCTACAGGAACAAGGTATTCTTAAAACTTGTAACGATTTATATAATCCTTTGGTAAACGCCAAGGCGTTTATGTTGATGTTTGATTATGCTGGTTGGGAACCTTGGGGTGGAGAGCCGTGGAACTAAACGAACTACTACAAGAGGCCGAATGGCGTAAATGTCGTGGCGCAGACAACGCTACACCACAAGAACTAGTTGAAGCATTCAGTTATTTTTGTGCAAAATATTGGTATGTAAAACATCCAGAACGTGGGCGCATCAAGTTTGTTTTGCGACCAGCCCAAATAGGGACAATGGACGTTTGGATGACGGAACGTTACAGTATCGTTCTAAAGGCACGTCAGATTGGCTTTTCTACATTGGCTGCAGCATACAGTTTTTGGTTGGTGTTCTTTCGTCCAGACCGTTTGGTGGTTATGTTATCGAGAACCGAACGTGAGTCTGTTAAGTTGTTGGCTAAAGCCAAATACGGTTATAGATTCTTACCACAATGGGTTAAACTACGTGGCCCACAACCAACAACTGACCACCAGTTAAAGATGGTGTTTGATAACGAGTCAACTATTGAGTCTTTGCCATCCAATAACGACCCTGCGCGTGGTGAGTCTGTGTATTTAGTTATTGTCGACGAATGGGCGTTTCTTCCCAACGCTGAAGAAGCGTGGGCATCTATTGAGCCAGTATCGGACGTTGGTGGACGTGTAATTGGCCTTAGCACGGCCAACGGTTCTGGAAACTTCTACCACCAATTATGGGTTGGTTCTCAAACAGGGTCAAATAAATTTAAGGGAATCTTTTATCCGTGGTCTGCGGACGGTGAACGTAATCAAGACTGGTATGATGCTAAAGCAGCCAACATGCACCCCTGGCAGTTACATCAAGAGTACCCTTCATTCCCAGAAGAAGCGTTTATTAAGTCTGGTAACCCAGTGTTTGACATTCAAATGTTGGATGACATGGCTATTATTGCCCCAAGTATTGGGCATTACCATTTGTATTCTGCGGGTAACTCTGAATTTCAGCCAGCAGAAGATGGTCCATTAGCAATATATGATATGCCACGAAAAGACAGCGTTTATGTTATTGGTGCTGACGTTTCCGAAGGTTTGTCGTATGGAGACTATAGTTCTGCCCATATTATTGATGCCAAGACAGGTATTGTCGTCGCGCATTGGCATGGTCGTATTGAACCAGACTTGTTTGGTGAACATTTGGCAGAGTTGGGTTGGTGGTACAACAATGCTTTGCTGGGTATCGAGAACAATAACCACGGGTTGACGACGCTAAAAGCGTCGCAACGCTATGGTTATAAGAATCTTTATAAACAGCGTAGAATGGCTAGTATACGACCAGAACAAACAGACATTTTGGGGTGGAGAACCACTGCTACGACAAAGCCGTTGATGATTGACGAGTTTGCAGCCGCCATGCGTACTGGCGCTATTGAAATATATGACCGTCAGACCATTGCGGAACTGCGCACATATGTCCGTAAAGATAATGGTCGAACTTCGGGTAGCCCACATGACGACAGGGTTATTTCGTTGGCCATTGCAAACCAAATGTTAAAATATGTGTGGCTTCCAGAGTACATGGACACTAAAAAACCACCAGTCAATAGCCTTTTGTGGTGGGAACAACACATTTTTACCAATAATCGTACAGGAAAAACTAAAATGGGTGCCCATAACGTCCGTGACGCTACACCGTTTCGTAGATAAGGGAACGACAGGAACTATAATGATGGAATTATCGTGTGAAACTTGCAAAAATCAGTTCTTTGTCGAACAAATGCCCCATCGTGGGTCTATTTGTTTTAAATGCCATATCAAAGGTGTTCGACTTGGCTTCACTTATGGTGTTGAGGATTTTCATGGTCCAACAATTAGAGAACGCCAACAAAAAACTATTGAAGATGCTGCTGCTGGCGGATATGAAGCCGTCCCAGTTACGAATTGGAGTTAAAACATGGAACCAGTTTGGGTACCGATTATTGTTGCCTTGATAACTGGACCAGTTGTTGTTGTTTTGCAAAGATTGCGTAAAGAAAATACCGACCAGCATAATGAGGGCAGAATATTGCTAAAAGTTATTGGTTCCAAGGTTGATAAAATAGGTTCTAAAATTGACAACCATATTGGTTGGCATGATGGGAAGCAGGAATAATGGCTAAGAAATATTCGTCAGACCATCTAGAAAAATGTCGCACCCGTTTAAGCAGTTCACGCAAATGGCGTAAATCTGAGGGTTACGACGCCACATGGCGTCGTTTGAACGACATGTATATGGGTAAGCAATACGATTCCCATAAAGAAGAAGATAGAATGCTTGTTAATATTGCCTTCAGCACTATTAACGTTATTTCGCCATCAATTTCTGTTAACTACCCAAAAATTACGGTTAATGCTGTTGATTCTTCTAATTCCGCTAATGCCGTTATTGCGGAAGCGGTAGTAAACTATTGGTGGAAACATCGTGACATTCGCACCGAATTCCGTCGTAGCATTAAAGACATGCTAACCGTTGGTCATGGATGGATTAAAGTTGGCTACAGGTTTGTCGAGGAAGAGGCTATTGGAACTGGCGACACAGAGGTTTCCGACCCAGTTGAGGGAGGCGATGGAACCCCAAACACTACGGTTCTTGAAGATAGTCCTTTTGCCGAACGTGTTTCCCCAGGTGACGTATTTGTTGACCCAGATGCAACCAGCATGAGCGATGTTAAGTGGATTGCGCAACGTATCCGTCGGCCAATAGCCGACGTAAAAAACGATAAACGCTACAATAAAGCAGCACGCAATAAGGTCCAGGTTATGGCTGTTGCTAAATACTCTGATGACCCATCACGTCGAAAAGTTCAAGACCTTAGTATTGGTTATGCAGAACTATGGGAATTCTATGACATTGCCGCTAATACTATGTGTATTTTTTGTGATTCTGGAGATTATTTCTTGGTAGAACCAATGAAAATGCCATACTCATTTGGCCAGCCGTTTGTTATGATTCGCAATTATGACGTTCCTGACCGTTTCTATCCAATTGGCGACTTGGAATCAATTGAACCGCTGCAACGAGAACTAAACGAAACTCGTACCCAGATGATGAATCATCGCAAAAAGTTTAGTCGCAAGTATTTGTATAAGGAATCATCGTTCGACCAGCAGGGTCGAACGGCATTGGAGTCTGACGACGACAACGTTATGGTTCCAGTTATGTCAGATGAACCACTAAGTGGTGTTGTGACCGCATTCCCTGCGGTAATCAACCCGCCAGAGTTTTATAATCAAACAAGCATGATTATTACTGACATTGACCGTATTTCTGGTGTATCAGAGTTCCAACGTGGTGCCGTATCAGAAATTCGCCGTACGGCAACAGAGTCATCATTGCTGCAAGATGCTGCAAACGCAAGAACATCTGATAAGTTGGCTATAGTTGAACAGGCTATTGCTGAAGTTGGTCGTCGCATGGTTGCTATGGCCCAACAATACATGACTAGCGAACAGGTGGCGCGTGTTACTGGTAAAGACGGTGAACCAATTTGGATAACCTATGACCGAGATTACCTTGCTGGTAGTTTTGATTTTGAGGTTGCCGCTGGCTCAACACAACCACATAACGAATCATTTCAACGTCAAATGGCATTGCAACTGGTTGATGCTATGGCACCGTTTGCTGGTGCTGGTATTGTTAATATGCAAAAACTGGCTGCACATGTATTGCAATTTGGTTTTGGTATTAAAAACCCAGACGAATTCATTCAGGCAGCCCCCCAGATGGGTCCAGATGGTCAACCGATACCTGGCGCCCCTCCTGTCGACGCTGCTCAACCTGGAGGCCCAGAGGCACCGCAGGGACCAGAATCAACCTTGCCACCAGAGATTATTGCACAGTTGCAAGCCGCACAGGCGCAGCAACAACAGGGTATGCCACCTCCAGCACAATCTTAGGGAACGCCTAGTTCATATGTAGGAACAACCAACCCTTTGGATTCCTAGGAGATAAGAATACAATGAGTGATGAACTCACCCCACAAGCCGTGGAACCCGTACCAGAAAGTACAGGGACAACCGAAGCAAGTGTAATCACAGAAGCACCCGATACACCTTCACTGGACGTAAACGAATACTCTAATCACAGAGTTCGCATAAAGTCTAATGGAGAGGAATTGCAAATTCCGTTATCTGAGGCTATTGCAGGATATCAACGTCAGTCGGATTATACCCGTAAGACGCAAGAATTGTCAGAGCAGCGGGACCAGTTCCAGTTTGCTAGTGCACTTCAAGCGGCTTTGGACAATAATCCAGAATCCACAATAGAGTTACTTAAGAACCATTATGGTTTGGCCCAACCAAACCAACAGGTTGTTGAGGAACAATATTTGGACCCAACTGAACGAAAGTATCGTGAACTAGACCGAAGGATTGCGTCATTCGAAGATTATCAGAATCAACAAAATATTGAGACTGAGATTCAGGGTTTGCAGCGCAAGTATGGTGATTTTGATGTCAAGGAAGTTGTTACATCTGCTTTACGGATGAACTCAACGGACTTGGAAGGCGTGTACAAGCAACTGTCTTATGACAAGATGGTGGCACAGAATAAACTTCGTCAGGCTGCATTAGATGCTGAACGCGACGCTAACGCTAGCGTTGTTGAGGCAAAGAGGGCAGCCAGCGTTGTTAGTGGCGGTTCATCCGCTACAGCGACGACAACGAGTGAAAATGTGACACCTATTAAGTCGGTATCAGAGGCTTGGGCTGCAGCCAAACTTCAAATGGGCGCGAACTAATCATCCATTAAATCTATTTTCTAGGAGAAAATAATGTCAAACCCAGATTTTGACGTACTACTCAGTACGACCCTCAAAAACTACCGTGACCAACTCACGGACAACGTGTTCACTGACCGCGTTCTCACCCATTACCTCATGTCGAAGAATCGTATTCGCATGGTCAATGGTGGCAACACAATCGTTGAACCTCTTATCTACGGCCAGAACTCAACTGTTTCGTCCTACACAGGATACGACACGATTTCATTGACCGCACAGACTGGTATCACCGCAGCCGAGTTCCAATGGAAGCAGTACGCTGCTAGCATTGCCATCTCGGGTATCGAGGAAGCCAAGAACAACGGCGAACAGGCCATCATCAACTTGCTGGAAGCAAAAATCATGCAGGCTGAAGAATCAATGCGTGAAGGTTTCAACGTCATGTTCTATGGCGACGGAACTGGTAACGGTGGCGAGGACTGGAACGGTCTTGGCAACATTGTCGAGGCATCAGGAACCGTTGGCGGTATTAACCGTGCAACAGTCGGTAACGAGTACTGGCGTTCATACGAGCAGAACACTGCTGGTGCGTTGACTCTTGCCCAAATGGCAACAGCGTACAACTCAGTGTCTGTTGGTAATGACCACCCAGACATGATTCTTACAACTCAAACATTGTTTGAGAAGTACGAAGCATTGCTACAACCACAACTCCGTTACACGGATGCAAAGACTGCAGATGCTGGTTTCCAGAACCTGTTGTTCAAGGCAGCCCCTGTAGCGTTTGATGCTGGTTGCACTGCTGGAGTAGTTTACTTCCTCAACAGCAAGTACCTAACCTTGGTTGGTCACTCATCCAAGTGGTTTGAGCAGACAAAGTTCGTTCGTCCAGAGAACATGGATGCACGTTACGCTTTGATTCTTTGCTACGGTAACCTCACGGTCCGTAACGCAAAGAAGCAGGGCAAGTTGACTGCAAAAACTGCATAATTAGTTCCCATCTAGGGAACGAACAGTGTAATGGTGGAGGGTTGATTCCCTCCACCATTTTCTGTATAACAACTAGGAGTATTTAATGCGCAAGCCACAGGGCGACGGTTCGGATATCCTCAAGGCCATTATAAAGGCTATTATGGATAATCCAGCAGCAGAAAAAGAAATAGTTGAAAGTGCTGGTGGACTGTTTGATAACATCCCAGGTTTTAAGGAAATGATTAGGGGCGCTGCTGGGACCGCAGATGAGGCGGCACCTGCAGCGGTAAAAGCAGCAAAGAAGAGTGCTACTCCAAAGAATAGCAAAAGCGCAGCCGACAAGGCTGCTGCTAAGTTAAAGAAGATTAATGACCGTATGGACCGTATTGAGGCGCACAGTGGTGTGCGCCCAACAGCAGAGTTTGCTGCATTGCCTAAAGCGGAACGTCGATTGTTTAACCAAAACCAGGCCGCCGCTAAACGTGCACAAGCAGCCGCCGAACGGGCTGAAGCAAATGCAGCAAAGAGTGCAGCCAATAAGGCTGCTTTTGCAAACCCTGATGAAGCCGCAGCGGCTGAATTGGCACGCCGTAAAGATGCGAAGGAGGCTTTTTGGGCCAGGCAAAAAGAATTGAACACAGAGGTGTTCAAGAAGTCTGAAGCAAAAAAGGCAGCACCAAAAAGACCTCGTAAGCCACGCAAGCCAAAGGAATCATAATAATGGCTCCACGTCCACAGGGTATAGCCGATGATATTCTTAAGAAAATTATTTCAGAAGCAATTCAGGCAGCAAAGGGTGTAGTTCCCGATGTTGTAAAAGGTGCAACAAAGACTGTTGACGCAGCACCATCGGTTAGAACCGTTGCCGCTGCTGCCGTAGAATCAAGTAGTGTTGCCAAGAAACTTGCGGATTTGCGAGCAGCAAAAGCCGCAGGCAGCGTAGACGACGCGGCGTATTTGGATGGGTTGCTTGACATTCGCGCTGCAAAAGGTGCGCTGACAAAAGAAGAACGCAGAACAATTAACATTGCCCAAAACAAAGCACTCCAGGATTCAAAGAAAACTGGTGGTGCGATGGCTGACGAAAGAATGAAAGCAAACCTTGCTGATAAGAAAGCAAAGTCAGATAAATCTAAAAAGGAAATGAAGATATACGCTGACATTAAGTTTACTGGTAAAGAACGTTACGATATTGCTGCCGACGCATTGCGTAGCGAATTTGATTCAACAATGAATATTGTTGAAAGAAACACTAGATTGTCTGCTGGTTTTATTGAAGGTTATGAAAAAGAAGGTCAAAAGATTGTTAATGCTGGTATTACCGAACTTGGAAATGCACGTAAGGCTGGTATGAAAGTAACTAGCCCAGAGTACGGTGAACTTGTAAGACAGTATAAGCAAAAGTTGGCCAAATGGCAAGACCAGCAAACCGTGGCCGACAAAGTTGCTAGTTCGCGTAGTCAGGGTTTGGAAACACGTCTTGGAAATCTTAGCAAGATGACAGACCAAGAAGTTATTGATGCTGGTGTTCGTCAGTCTTTGTGGGACGACGATATTTCCATGGCGGAAATTCGTCGTGTTCGTCAAATGAATGAAAAACAATTTGCGGCATGGCGTGCAGAGAATTTGCGTGACCCCAAGAAGGTTAGCACAAATAAAGAGTTTAAGCCTGGTGCTGGCGGCGACAAACCTCTTCCTGTTTCTAAATCTGCGGCAGAATTACTGGATGCAAAATACGCAAAAATAGCCCGCAAGGCTGGTATGTCCCTAGAAGATTACAAGATGGTTCGTGCGGCACGCGAAAAAGCAGCACAGAAAGCAAAAGATAAAATGAATGTTCCAGATGTAGATTCACTAGATGTTTTAAAATCTGGTGAATCACCATATAAAATTGTTCAAAAAGACAAGGGTGGAAAAGTTGTTGTTGATGACAAGGGCAAGGAAGTATTTGTCGAAGCCACCGCAAAACAACGTGCTGCAGCAATCAAACGAACCGAAGCCCTTCGTCGTCGTGACGCTAAGGCTGCAAAACTGCGTTTGAAAGAAGATTCTAAGTACAATAAAATGGATAAAGAAATACGCGCAAAAAGAGAAAAACAGGATATAGCAAAAGCCAAACTTGAAGCATTGCGCATTAAAAATTCAAAGAAGTAATATGGGAACAGCAAGATACCCAAGAAAACCTAAAGTCATACTTGACCCATTGATTGGTACGGACATATGGCCGCTACAGGGAATCAGGGGTAGTACTGGTGGGCCTGGAGATAGATACCCTCAACCAGAAGGAGTAAAAGGTTTAGGTTGGTTGACCGATTTGAAATACCCAAACACTCCAGAAAAACTAGCCTATCAGGATAAGGCATATGATTATCATACTTCTTGGGAGGTAAACAAACGTGCTGCAATGGCGAAATGGCTTAAGGAACAATTGATTAAACCTAATCAAGATGCGCCTATGTTGAATCCTTTGGCTAATCTTTTTCAACTTCTTGGCGGCGCGTCGGGCGACGCCATGGATAGGTTGCCACAAAGTGGCCAGTCTAAAGGAATTCTCGAAGTATATTCAGGCTTAAACAACGCAGAAAACCTTATTGCTGGTCGAGGTGACTGGGGTGACGTTGGTGAAATAATTTCAAATTATGGTGCTGAAAAATTGTGGAGTAAGGCTTGGCAAGTTGGAAAAAAGATTTTACCATACGCTGCTGGTGCCGCAGGTGTTGGTGGTGTGGTTAATAAAGATGTAAGAGAGACAGAAAAAAGTTTAGTAAAGTTAGGCGTAATTTTAGGAAATCAAGGACTAAAGGGATTCGTCCCAAAGATAAAAGACATCTATAAGGGTGTAGAACTTAGGAACAAATAACATGAACATACCATCATACGCATTATACGGAAGGCCAGTGGACTCACAAAGATTGTCTCATGCTGCCGATGCCCCGCTTGCGGCAGCAAGCAGGGAATACATTGGCCGTGGAAACCTATGTGAAGGCAACGACGACACATGTAAGGCTAGCAAAATGCGTGGATGGCATCTATGTTATGGACATATGCGTTCATATGAACCCGTTATAGATTCTGAATTGGAGGAATAACATATGGCTTATTCAACTATGACGGCAACACAGTTGCGGGAAACAGTTCGCGCAATTGTTGACTTGGATTCTGGTGACCTGAGTGACAGTTTGCTAAACATGTATCTTAGGGACGGTTACTACAGGATTCTTGATATGGAGAAGCGCTGGCCGTTTCTTGAAACAAGTTTTACTTTTAACACTGTAGCCAGCCAAAGGGCTTACACTATTTCCACATTTACCGCGGACCCAATCTCTCAGATTGTGTCCGTGTTGGACCCAACAGATGTTGGATTCCGTTTAAACATGGTTGGCTACGACGAAGCAGAAGAAATACACATTGGTTCTATGGACAGTCCTGGCACACCTTTGGTGTATGCTTTTTGGGCAAATCAAATCCATTTATTCCCAAAACCAGATAACGTAAGAACGTTAACTGTTCGCGCATATCGCGAACCAATTGATTGGGTTACTTCTGGTGGGGCTGTAGACGCATCTGCTAACTTGCATTTTGCTTTAGTGTATTATGCCTGTTCGCGCATCTACCAGCGTCTTGAGGACACTGAGATGTCGGCAGAATACAAGTCATCGTTTAACGAGGCTGTTATATTGGCGGCCAAAAACATCAAGATTCCACAATCACATGCTAATCTTAGATTGAATTCAGCCAATGCTGGTTCACGCACATTGGACGGATGGTTGAAATCGTTGAGCCGTAACGGAACTCTGCACAACTAATGTCCAGGGTTTACGTTACCGAGCGGAAAGACTTTACTGGCGGACTTAACTTTAGGTCGGACCAGTTTCAGTTGGCCGATAACGAATCACCATCTATGTTAAACGTTGAGATTGACCCACGTGGTGGAGTGTTTAGCCGTGGTGCCATGCGACGTCTAAACACATCTGCACCTGCTGGCGCGTGGGTACCAAAGACTTTGTTTCCTTTTACTGGAACTAGCCCACGACTCATGCTTAGTACGGCAGACAGAGTTTTGCATTCTACTGGTGGTAATTTTACCGAGGTTTCTTCCGCTTTGTCGACGCCACTAAATCCATCAAGTACCGATGGTGCATCTTTTGTGCAGTGGGGCGACAATGTATATCTGGGCATGGGTGCCACCGCTGGTGGCGGTGGCTACAGATGGAAAGTTACAGATACATACGCTACAGCGTTAACAGAGTCTGGCACAGCACCAAACGCATGGCAGACAACATCAAACGACGCTATTCTTAAAATGCCATCTTGTGAACACATTATTGCACATGCTTCCAAGTTGTGGGCAGCAAACGTTGTTACTGGTGGAATTGCATACCCAAATAGAATTCACTGGTCTATGGAAAACTCTCCAACAAACTGGGAAGAACTGAATTACATTGACATTAACGGTGGTGGTGATGGCATAACTGGTGTAGCAATTGCTGCTGGACAATTGATTGTTTTCAAGCCACATGCTGTTTATGCTGTATATGGATACGACGAAACAAATTTCAACGTTGTTGAAATTTCACGTACTCTTGGTGCTGGAAATAGACACTCTATTGCGGCGACAGAAGGGGGCGTATATTTTGCGTCTTACCCAGAAGGATTGTTCTTTTATAACGGTTCTTCTGTAACGGATGTATTTGCTAACATACGACCAATTATCGAGTTGGGTTATGTAACCACTGGTGCCACCAGCCCGTTACGTATAGCAATGATTGGGCGTAGAGTTTGGGTGTCCGCACCTTATTTGACCACTGGACCAGTTGCCTATCCAACAGTAAACTTTGTTTACAACCCAGATTTGGGCACAAATGGCGCATACACCCAATTCTCCACTTATGATGGCAAGGGTCTGGTTACTGGATGTGACTGGAGAAACTCTGCTGGAGAAGAGTACCGTGTTGCCTGTCATCCAACTGAGCCGTATGTTATGCAGGTAGACATGTACGGTCAGGAAATGGACAACGTTACTGGTACGGATACTGGGTTCTCTAGTACCTATCGCACAAAGTGGTTTGATGCTAGTACGTATGCCCAAAAGAAGATGTTTCGACGTCCAGACTTTGTTGTAAAAGAAACAACCGTACCACAAAACATTACTATTGGGGTATACCACGACTTCAATGAGGCCGTAGGGAACGAGGCGCGTATATTTGTACTGACACAAACACCACCTGCAACTGGACTCATATGGGGTTCTGGTTTGTGGGGGGAAAATTGGTCAAGTAGTGCCGTTAGTTCCACTATTTTGACTGGTTCAAACCTTGGTATGGCACGCACCGTACAGTTGGAATTTACTGGGCCAGTTGGTCAACAGTGGGGCCTAAACGGAATAGGTTACAAGTATCAGACTAGAAAGATTAAAGGATAACAATGGCCACACTAACCATACCATACAACTTCACCAATAACACTGCTGCTATTGCCACTGAAGTTAACCAAAATTTTCTTAACGTTAAAACGTTTGCGGAAGCACTGGCTGCTGGAACGAACATTGATGACGGTTCTATTGCTTATGTTAAGTTAAACGCTGCATTGCAGTTGTTGGTTTCTGGGCCAGACTCAGAAAACAATGTTATTGGAAGTCAGGTGTTTGGGTAATGTCGTGGGGTATACCAAGCATAGGTTTACTACAAGGTAATGACCGTCAAATTTTGCAAAACATTTTTTCTTCTTTAGAGGTTGAGATAGTCAAATTGCAACGCAAGGTTGCAGAGTTGGAAGCAAAACAAAATCCACCTGCTGGAACGAAAGGTTACTAGTCATGTCAATGGTCGATTCAACATATGGCGATTATGGTTTGACCGAAACTGGTGCACGTCGTAGACGTGTTGGACAAAACACGGCAAACACTTTGGCTGCGCAAATGGGTCAAAAGCGTGGCCGTCGAGACATGCAGGATTTGACCAAACGTTTAATGGAAGGCTACAAGCCTGTTGCAAGTGGTTATGGTTCGCGTGGACTTGCAAATCAAAACGTATCCAGTGGTATACAGCGTGCAGGTTTGACACGTTATGCACTTGACATGAACCAACAATTGGGACGTCAAGCAGAAGATTTTCAGTTGCAACAACAAGGTTTTGTTAACACCGAAGCAACTCAGGTAGCCGATTTAGATTCGTATTTGGAAGAACGACGTTTGCAAAAACAACAGAACATAATTGATTCGGCGGCTGCTTTACAGCAGTACGCCCGATACTAGGAGAATAGTAATGTCTACACCAAAATGGGTATTTAGTAACGGTTCGTTTCAACTTGCTGGTAAACCACAAATTCCTGGAGATGGTAAACCAGTTGCCCCAAGTGGTCCTGCCCACACAAAGGTTGGTGGCGAAAACATTTTAACTTGGATGCAAAACAAATATACTGCTATTGATGAAGAATATGCAAAAAAATTGGAACAGGGAATACAAATTCCAGAAACATGGATTGCAACCCAACAAGGTTTGATTAACAATATAGTTACAATGTACAACCAAGAAGTTCTTCTTGCTGGAGAAAGAACAGACGCAAAAATTATTGCTGATGCAAAACTTGCTGCCGCTGCCGCCGACAAGGCTGATGCTGGACGTGGGGCTGCTAACGCAGAAACACTTAGGTTAAAAATTGCTGCAGAAAAAAAGATTGCAGACGAAGAAGCAAGAACACGTGGAATGGCTGGAACGGAAGCCGCCGCAAAAAGTTTGGAAGCAGCGGGTGCAACTGCAGAAGAAAAAGCCATGGCTGCTATTAAGATATTATACGAAGGAATGGATACACAAAATGCGGAAGCACTAAAAGGTGCTTTGGCCCAACTTGGTGTAGATATTGAAGCGGCAAAAACAAATGTAAACAAAGCGGGCGCAGATTTTATATCTGGTTATAATCCATCTAAGGCTTATGAGACTGCACCAGTTATGCAGGAATCTGTCGGCGCTAATCCTTTGCTGGATTCGTTGCGTTCACAGGGTGCCGACACCGCTTCGGTGACGGCAGCAACAGATGAATCCAATGCTACGTTGCAACAGTTTGCGGCATTTCAAAAATGGGCTAATCAGAACTTAAATACTGGTCAACAAAACTTTGATGCAGGTATGAAGAATGTTAGTGGACAAGCAACGTCCGCTGGACTACAAGCAATATCTTCGAGACAACCAGTTATTGCTAGCGGCATCAAAGGTGATTATGCTGGATATCAAAACACGATTAATCAAGGAAAGGCTGAGGCTGCTGCCGCTGCCGCTGCAGAGAGGGCGAAAGCACAGGCTGCAGCGGATAAAGCCCGTGCGGATGGATTGATTACTTATGGTGTTCCACCAAAAGAAGGTTCTGCGGCTGATAATGCTGCAAAAGTTATTAAGGCGCCGACAGAGTACGCCAACTTCAAGGCAGCGTTGGATGCCATGCACCCAAATCGTCCAAAGCAATCATTGGCTAAAGACAAGATTACGTTTTCGAAATTGTTTGCTAACTTTAAGAAAGTATAATTATATATGGCTGTAAATTTTAGTCCATACAGTAAGATTCCTGGAAAAACTCCAGAACCGCCATGGCAGATTCCCGAATATTTTGGACCAAGTGCGTCTACTAAAGGAACTTCCTCTCTTGCCGATGAGGTTGCTGCGTTAACCAAACAGTTTAATAAGTCTAAAGCAGCCATTATGGCTGACCCTAATTTGTCTCCAGAGGAACGAAAAAAGAAAATAGCAATTCTTACCGCAATGCGCGATACGGGAAACTTTAAGGGAAGTCCATATAGTTCGGTTGGAAACTTTCTTGGCGCATTGGGTACAACCGCCCTTGGGCAAGCACAAAAATATGTTGCTGAACCATTATTGCAAACATCTAGGGCATTGCAAGTCGGCGCCACAGAACTTATACTTGGGGCAAAATCAATACCTGGTGAAATATTGCGGGCCAACAATTTATCCACAGATGACATGGATGCAAGAACTAATAAACAATTGGTCGAATTGGATGAGTTCCTTGCAGCAAAAAATTACAGTAATCCAGAGTATAACATATTTGGTTCATATAGTCCATTTGAAATAACAGATACATCGCTTGGCGGTCAAGGTAAATGGGTTGGTCCTGTTGCACGTTTTGGTGCTGATGTTGCGTTTGACCCATCGACATATTTAACATTGGGTGCAAGCACTGCTTCTAGGGCAAGCCGTATTTCTTTGGCTACACGATTTGGCACAACAGAAATGTTGGAAAAATATCCGATGATGGCCGACAGGTTAAATCTTGTTGCAAGATTTGGTGAAGCAGCAATACCAGAAAACGTAAGATGGGCAGAAGGAATTGAATCTGGTACAAAGTTTATGGGTCAACGCATTCAAGGTACGGATGCTGTTGCAAGTTTGTGGATGAAAACTGGTGGCGCTGCAAGAGCCGCTGTCGGTGACGCTATTTACGCAACATCTCCTGGAAAAAAATTACTGGCTTATACTGCACCAAAATCTTTGAGGCCGTTAGTTGTTTCGGGTATCGGAAGAAGTAATGCCAAAGGTGAATTTGATGACTTTATCAGAGGTTTGGCTGTTTTTAGTAGCGACAAATATCGACGCGCCACTCTAATTACAGTAAACAAACAACTTCAAGCCGAGATTGGGCCTGCTTTTGCTGTGGCAAAAGAGGCTGGTGTGGACATGAATTTGGTTACACAGGTTATGGAAAATCCAACATTGTATGGAAGCGTAACCGACGAACCAACAAAGACACTGATTGATGCGTTGACCAATTGGTATGCTGGTGTTGGCGATGGATATCGCCAAGCACAACGATTACTTGGAGATGACTACGACATTGCTGTAAGCGAAATGGCGTTTATTGATGATTATGTTTTCCATACATTATCGAAAGAAGGTAAGGCTTACCGTTTTGGTACCGCTGGTTCGGAAGGCGGAATGTTCAACAAGGGAGACATTTCTGCAAGGGACCTTATTGAAGGCGACGGAACGGTATTGTTCCGTAAGTATCGTGCAGCAAAGTTGGATGAATTTGGAAAACCAATTGACCCTGAAATGTTTTTTGACCAACCAGTCATCAAGGGAACCATCGAGGAAATGAATGGTATCTTTGACAGATACATGGTTTCACAGGGTGAGAAAGCGGGTCAGAAGTGGTTTGAAACTGGTGCTGATGTCGTCGCCAAAGGTTACGCTACCTCTATTGCCAACGCGCATGGGCGCGTTAAATTCATTAGACGTATGTTTGATTTCGGTGATTATGCTATTGAACCTATGTTGTATGACATCATTCCAGATAAAGCCTTGGCTGATAAGTTATCTGCGTCTACTGCTGTACTCAAGTCAATTGTTGGTTCATTGCGACGCAAAGCAAGTAAAAGTGCTGGTACGGCGGCGACAAAGGTTGTTGCTGGCGACGGACTTGAAGATGTAACCAATGTTGCTATTGCTGTTTTGGCTGGTAATCGTATGGCCAGTGATGCTGCTAGTGCAGAAAACTTGGCTGCTATTGCCGAGGTTGATAAACTTATGAGATTACTTGAAGAGGCCCGTGCAGCGGCTGTTGCGTCTACTGCCGTAAGTCGCACTGAATTTGAGGCAGTTTGGATTAACGAATTGGCGGAAGCACGTGCATTGCGTGAAGCATTGGTTCGTGGTGAGGGTGAAAGATTTGCTGCGTTAAAGATTCTTCGCACCGAGTACCTGACATTGCACCCTACTGCGAGTGTTTACGAAATTGATAATGCTTCTGCGGAATGGTTGGCCGAATCTATTGTACGTCGTTATAGTGATGGAAAAAGTGTATCCAGAATAGAAAAACGTTTAGAAAAAGATATTGAAAAGTTGGAACAAAAGTTAATCAATGCTGGTGCCAACGACAATCTTGATGAAATTGATGATGCGTTAAACGAAGCAAGAACTGCTTTGGGTTACGCAGAAGATATTTCTAATATAAAAAGAAAAGCATCATATGCTAGTGATGGAGTTCTTTATAGAACGTGGGGGGATTCTGGACATTGGTCTACTAAACCGCCAACAGAAAATGTTTCTGAATGGCAAAAATCTGGAACAGGTGCCATGTCAATTGCTGTTGACGAAATGGATTTGGTGGATACACGTTTGGTTTCCGCAATGGATAATTTGTTGACTGGACAAAACGAATCTGGTGCACATAACTTTTTGGTTGACGCTATTGCAACAACATTTAATCGTTTGCCCATGCCTGATACTCAATTTTTTGAAGTAGCCATGAACGCCATAGATAATGGAACAATGGTTGACGAATTATACAAAAGTGTTTATCCGCAACATGCTGAACTAATCGACACAATTCTTCGTGCTACAAGGTTTGTGCGAGAGATGGCAGACAATGGTATGGAAGAATTACCACAACAGGTTATAACGGACCTTTTTGTTCGCTTACGCAGTGATATTGGAAACGTTATGCGTAGTCTCGACCCAGAAGTAGATGACATAGCAATACAGGGAGTCTTTAATGATATTCTTGGCGAACTTGGAAGTGGCACAAAACTAGATGGTTTGTTGATACCAATGGCGGCAACTTATCCTAATTTGCCAGCCAGCGTAACCGACAACCAATGGTCCGTTATTGATTCTAACAGATTATATAATTACGATTTTGAACTTGGTCCAAATGGTGAACAAAAAGTTTTTGACGGTAGTGTGGCAAGCGAACGAGAACGTGCTTTGTATGGAAGGGGAACAAACGTTGTTATGTCCGCCGACTCATCTCTTGGTAATCAAGTAATTAATGGTACTACAGAAATGTTTGAATTATCGTTAAGAGAATCTGTTGAACCAATTAACGCTACCACAAAATCGTTGGCACAAATTGATACAACTGAAATGACACTTGCGCGTGCGACAGATAAAACTGTAACTGTAGATGGCGTAAAAACCCCAGTTAGAGATGCGCTTAAGCGTTTAACTGGATTAGACAAAGACATAACTGTTGGTCTTAGTTCTGTCGACGCACAAATTGCTGAATCTGTTGAAGCAAAATTAGGTGTAGAAGGATTACGCATGGGCATGATTGCCGCCGAGGCAAGAATGGCCATGTCATTTGACCAAGCAGCCGTCCTAAAGGGATGGGATGAAAGCGTTGGTGAAGCGTTATCAAACGAACTTGGAAACATGATTTTGTTGTTGGAAAGCAAACCAGCAAAAGGTAGCACTGGTGCGTTGAACAGGAAGTGGGTTAAGGAAGTTACTAGTTCCCTTGAGGCTGTTGCCTCAATGGAAGATGGCCCAGCAAAAGAGGCTGCGGAAAAAGTTTTGTTGTTGGTGTATGCCGACGAAGCGAAACTTGCCGCAGCGACAGCGGAGTTGGATGCAAGCGAGTATCTTCTAGGCAGGGCGCTTACTGGCGAAGATGGCATAAGGATTGCCAAAAACCTTAAGGAAGGTTGGGCGGAACTCAAAAATATGGGAGTTCAGGTTCCACGTGAGGTAACAGAAATTTGGATGCCTAGCATGGAACGTTTATTATCTGCTGGTCAGGCTGGATTGACAATGAGAACATTGAATACTATAACGGATTTGTGGAAACGTTATGTTACATCTACCGCTGGTTTCTTTGTTCGAAACGGAATGTCTGCTACGTTTATGAACATGGCTGACGCAATTCCAATGGCAGACATTGCTTTGGGTGCCAAATGGGCTGCTGCACAAGCAGACACAAAAGGCAGGACGCTTGCTGGTAATACATATAACAACTGGGCGGAACGCGCTGGTGTAAAGGATATGGACTTGGCTGATTTTGTTCAAGCAAGTGTTGCCGCTGCGGGTCGTGGTGTTGCTGCGGATAACGGAATTCCTGGTGTTTCATCTGGCAGCCGCACGCGGTTGGCTGATAACGCTTATCTCCGATTCTTTTCCAGGAAGAACGACTTTGTTGAAAACATGGTTCGTATGCCAGTTGCAATCGATTCCTATAATCGTGGTTACACATTAGACCAATCAATTGCACGTATTGAACGTTTGCATTTGAACTATGGTGACCTAAGTGGCCTTGATGCGCAGATGAAAAAAGTTGTTCCGTTTTGGATTTGGACTAGCAGAAACATACCGTTGCAGATTGCGCAAATGACAACACGGCCTAAAGCGTATTATGAGTACCAACGTTTGCGTGAAGAATTCCCTAACGAAACAGAGTTTACCCCAGCATGGATTCAAGATAGAATGCCATTAGGTATTGGCACAAATTTGCTTACGCCAGATTTACCAATGGTACGATTGACACAAGTTGTGGATTCCCTAACAAGTCCTTATGGCATCGTGGGACAAGCAACACCTTGGTTGAAGTTGCCTATAGAAGTTATGTATGCAAAGAAACAACTTGGTATCGAAGTAGGGCCATTTAAGGACAAACAGAAGGCTACTGGATACCAAGAACCACTTGCTTGGATATTTGCACAAGCCGAACAAACTGGTATGGCAACATATGACAAAGAAGGAAACCTTTTGATTGACCCTAGAGTGAATCATTTTGTAGAAACAGTGCTTCCACCGTTGGCGCAACTCAACCGACTAACTGGTGGATTGACTGGCGGCAAAGATACTTTGGAAGAACGTATTTTGTCGTCGTGGGCTAACTGGTTTGGTATCCCATTACGTCAAGTTAAAGAGGACCAACAGCGTAGTGAAGTTATGCGTCGCAAGTGGATGATGATTGACATGTCGGGACTAATTGAAGAAGTGTCTGAACTGAGAGAGAACAAGCCGTAATATTAGTTTTGACATCAGCCACGGCCTGATGTCATAAACAAATATTACGATTCGTATTGGTCACGTGCCAACATACGTGCTAGTTCGGCAATAATCTTAGAGTACTCTAACCACGACTTAGCCTTGGAACGTCTGTCTCCCGCTATTGCGTTAACCCATAATTCAACTAGTTCTTCAGCAGCATAGTAATCGATTTGAAATTCTATGATGAACCCTTTGTCGCCAGTGTTTGCTATGGCATTGAATAGCGACGACAACTCTGCCATATCCTCGGGGTCAAAGAACCCTTCGGGGTTATCGTCACTGGCGTTATGAGACACGATGTATCAACACATATTCTAATGACGGTCTTAGGTCTGTTATGCTACGGATTAAACTGTTGGGTGCACCTAACTCTTCTAATTCAATTTTCAGCAACTCTAATTCTTCGTTCAATGCCGATAGGGCCGTTTTCCTATGCCGAGGCATTACTTGTCACCAGCCAAGGGCAACAAGAATGATTCCTCTTCCAACATTATTGCTATCATGGAGTAACCAACGATGTCGCTGTAAGAGTCTATAATGGATTCGTTGTTTGGGGTTTCTCGGCTTTCCAGATTCTGGATTCTAGCAATCTTGTCGCATATACGTATGGCCACCCCTATGATGCCAAAGTTGGAAATGTTTTTGTGGCCGTAATCATGTTGCTTGCTACATAAAATGCGCACCATCTCACCGTGTGAGTAGTTGCTTTCGGGGTTTTCTTTAAACCAATTTAATGCCTCGACACCTGCCCTACGCAACACCAGCACTGCTAGTTCTTTGTCCATGTCGTCGTAGTCGCCATCAATAAGGCTGGCAACCCATTTGCTAATATAGGTTTCTATGGGCAGAAATTTCTTTTTGTCGGGCAAAGTTGATGTGCATTCTATTTGTAATTGATTTAACGCAGCGTCTGCTGCGGAATTGAATGTTTTGTGTGTATGTTTCATGATTCGTTCTCCAGTAGGTATTTGTTGGTTATTGCTTCCATAAGTTTCGGGTTGCTTCTTAGAATTTCTTCTAGGTTATCTAGCGCTAATTTGGTTTTTCTCCAAGCATACGACTTGGCTTTTAGTCCTGTTGCCTTGGCTGCTTGTTGAAAAGATTTCCTTTCGTAGAACACTAAGTGTAGCATCTGTTGGTCAATGTCCCCTAAGATTGCTATAGCCTCAGAGACTGCATCTACTAGCGTCCAATCTGTTGGCGTATGTTCTGTTAGTGTTGCTTGCATCAACCATTCGGTTGTGTCGGAGTCCATTTCCTCGGCATTAGCCTGGTCGGGTAAGTATCTAAATTCACTTGTCATAATCGGTATTTATTAACATGTCCATAACATCTTCGGGTTCCAATAGATGACCAACGGTAGGGTTTGATGAACGTGCTGCAAACTTCTTATAGTTTTCCTTACAGAATCTGGCCTTATTGACTTTTAGATAACGCTTTACTCTGGCCACATCGAGTATAACGAATGAACCATCGAGTGCATATACATATACCCACCAGGTTGCTTTGGTTACGGCTAGACCTGATGGTTTCCAATATGCTGTACCGTCCTCGTTCTTTGCCAGCCTAGGGTTCTGTTCCATTTCTAGCACCATACGTCCGTTACGATACCTGTCTGTTTTGACCTCAAACGAACCCGAAGTTATAGCGGTCAAGAATGATTCCACTAAGGCTTCGCCTTTGTGGCCAAACTTCAGGTCATTAGCCCAATCATATTTAAGTGATGCTAAGTCGTAGTCGGAGTTTTTGTTTCCCATCAGATTTTAACCGCCAGTATTTGGTGAACCTGTTTGTCGTCGGTCCACGCAATTCCGTTTAGTCCGTCCATAAGTAATTTTACGTAGTTATCTAAGTCGCCCCTAAGTTTTGATGTGGTTCCCGTAGATTCCATTATCATAAGTTCGATGCTGTCTTTGGTGAATACACAAGCAACGACAACATCACCCTCGAATCTGTCGCCGCTGTATTGTTCTCTTATAACGTCCTCTGCCGCCAACGTCCTAGGTGGTGTAAAGACACGCCCACGGCGTGTCATACGTGGCCTACCCTTGGGTACTGGTTTCATGTGTATGGTTTGTACATGCGGTTTCATTGGGGGCCTAACTGGGTAAAGGAATGGAACGGACTTCCTGTATGTGGGTCAAACTTTGCTGCGATTGCAATAGATTTCAGTAGTATTCCTTTTGCGGCAGGCATGTGTAATTTGCGTGTCTTATCTAATGCTTGCATTGCACCCAAAGCATACCCTGCGCCTGTCCCTAACGCATATAGACCATTAGTGTCTGAGGCCCAACTGTAATCACCATCAACAATATAGATGACGCCATTAACGACAACAAGTATTGTTGAACCTTGTTCTGCTATGTGTTCTGATGATTCACGTTCAGGCAAAGAATATCCTGCGGTTTCAAAGCACGCCCTAAGAGCGGGAATGAACATGTTGGTAATAAACTTATCTAGTTTGGCGCCTTTGGCAGATTTGGGTGGTGCAGGTGGTGCAAACACATGATGCAATATGTTGATAGCACGGACATCACCTGCAGCCCCTAGCAGGTAATGCCCGTTTACGGCTACTTTCGACGCGCCGAACGTCGAGATTTGACTTGTATAACCCGACGAATCCATAGACGAAATGCGTGAATCCGAACATATAAGTGCATAGTTATCTCCCTGATAGCCCAATATTGTAGTCACTTTGAGTGTACCCGTATAACTAGTTTGTCTATTTCCATCTCGCCGTTAGGACGAAGGTGGTACTTACCCCAACGCTTGTCGGCTGTCTGTAATACAATCTTGGTTTGGCTTGGGTTGAGTCCTGTCTCCGCACACTCAAAGCCGAGTCGTGCAAGAGTTGATGAACGGTCATTGCCAGGAAGTGGGCCATCTCTCCATATGACTTTCGCTAATGGTTTGAGCAAACGCATTGCTTCGTCAAGGGTGGCATTGTATGGCGTGTCTGTTATGGGTTTGGATACAACAACTGGTGGCACATACATGCTGGCAACCGAATGTATAAGTTCTACAGGTGTTCGAGATGCCATAGCATCTCGAACAAAGTCGTTGAATAGCATGTCGGCATATTGTCCGTCATGGTGGGAAGTTTGGGCTATAATACGTTGGCGACGACAATACACATCGGAGACATTGCCGTAAGGAAGCCGCACATAATTACCATATTGACCCGCAGTTAGCGTTGCTTGCTTGGGATTTACCTCTTTGGCTGGGACATTTGCAACCTGATGGGCGGCCAATAACATGTGTCGCATAACGATTGCTGGGACTGGCGCTGCAGCAAAGACCCATAAGTGATGTCCTTTGGAACGTGAGCGTTCAATCCATGATGTTATGCCAACGGCAAGTAACGCTGAACGCAATCGTTGTGCATCGTCAAACGACACTTCGCCGTTGTCAAAGTCCGAACAACCCCACACAACGACATGTTCGTCACCATGTGGAACCATGGGATATACGCCGATAAGTTCGTCACCATGCAAGTGACCCATAAAGCGTTCTTTGTTTAGTGCGCCTTTGACGCATCTACCTTCGTCGTGTCCATAGACGTCACCACGTCCACGGAATAATGTTATGAACCCGTCTACGGATTCTGTTGGGATTTGGTCTGAGGGGGCTAGATATGTCATGTTGCTTTCCTTTCTACCAGTCTGACCAGTCTGCTAACGGGTCTTGTTGAGGGATTTCTGTTATTACATCTGCTGTCGGCGCTAAGACTCTGTAAGGTAGCACACCGCTTTCAAGACGGGTCAATCTACCAGTACCTGATTCTATAACGAAGTCCATGTCATCCAATAGTTTGGATGCAGGACGTTTACACTTTACTAGGTTGAGTGTCAAGGTATCCATATGCACACGTAAGTCGTATTGCAATGTCTCGATTTTCTCAATGAGTTTCTCCGTGTTTGTAGCCCTATCAAGTTTCTCTTGTAGGTCACGGATGTGTCCCTCAATCTCGAAACGCTTACGACGAACACCTATGATATGTGTTGCCTGTTGTTCTCCGCCATAAGCACCTGACGATATGGTCATCTTACGTCCGTCCGCACCTGCGGTGCGTGACGACTGATGCAATACAATCATTGGTGTGTTATGTCGCTTACCAAACGCCTTGACGCTATTGGCTTTGGATGGGATGTCCTCACCACCACCTGTTATCAAGTCCAAATAGTCTACGACAATCAACTGCGCATCACCCATTGCTTCACATGTCTCGCTAAGTGAGCGTTCCATGTCTATAAGGGATACTGTTTGGTCAAACACGGCCAGGTTGGGGAAGTGTTCTGTTGCGGTATCTCTAAGTAATGCTATAGCGGATGAATCGTTATTGGCAATCCTGTCCTCGAGATTGTTTGCATCTATGCCATGTGTAACGCAAGCCAACTTGATTAGGGTTAGAGTTCGTGGTTCATCGGGACAGAAGTAAACAACACGCTTGTTATGATTGGCTGCAAGTATCTGCAACAACGCCAGCGTCTTACCGCTATGGGAATAGCCGTTTATCATACATAACTCGGATGGTGCAATACCACGCATCTCTTTGTCAATGTCGGGAAAACCTAGGTAGACACGTTCTGTCGGCGTTTGTGCCCAATGCACATAATCATCGGCAGCCTTTACTAGCGGGCTGTAATAGTTGTAACTAGAATCTTTCACCGTAGAATGCAAATCGGACGGGGAGATAAGTTCTCCCCGTCCTAGTTGCGCCCAGCGGCCCTCGTAATCGGGGGCCGCCATAACTACTTACCTCTTGGTGCCCAAAAGGCAGCGTCACCTGTAACTGCTTTGAACCAAGGACGCTTCGGGTTGACTTGCAATCCGTCACGGTTGTCCCAAACCTCGGTGACACCTTTCTTTGCACACTCACCAGCCAACCATGTTGGAAGCGGACCATGCTGTGTACCCTTGACCCGAACAGTACCGCCTGTGGCTGGTGCATATGCAACGGCTGGGGCATACTGGATGGCTGGTTGTGTTACGACAGTTGCGGATGGAAAGGCTTCCATAATTGCGCCTGTAACATCCTCTGTTGTGATAACACCAGTGCTTGCCGACATGCCCATTGCACTAAACAGTGCATCGGTCACACATTCAAACGCCGTTAGCCAAGAAACGACATTTGAATTCACGTCGTCCCCTTTCGGAGTCAAGTCGGCAGCAATCTTGCCTGCGACTTGAATGATGATTGTTTGGTCTTTCGTTACTGTACCTATGATGTACCTACCTTTTTGTTGTGGATGTATTTATTATAACATTCGGCTGTCAATGACATCCGAACGCACCTTTGCAGATTGACCAGTACGAACACCAGTTCTCAGAACATAGCGCCGACGAATCATTCAACAACCAAGCCTTTTTCATACCCATTGCCATTGCGCTAGAGACAGTAGCCTCAACATAATACTGAAACCAATCGGCGTGTGCCCTATTACGATAGATGGGAACAACCTGATGCTTCGGTTCTGCTTGACGAACCATAACGCCATAATTGAACTCCACGTCGTCGCCTACCAAATCGAGATACTGGGCCGCATAAGCATATGCAGTCGGCTGAATGGCCGACTTCTGCTTATCCTTGCCGTAGTAAACGCGTGATGCTGTTTTCCAATCCCAAATCGTACCGTTAGGGTCAATGTAATCCATTGTGCCTTCGAGATAGATGTCGTAATCCTCATGTGTAATCATCAGCGGAACGCTGAAACGGAACTCTGTTTTGCCACCTAGCGTTACTTGTGGCAAGATACCGTTATAGAAAGCAACACCCATGCCAGACATGGAATCCATAATGCTATCAGGGTTTATGTTGGTCACCTTATGTGGGAGGGACGCCAGGTGCGCATAATCATCCTTAGCAATAGTCATCATGTCCTCATATGACATTTCGCCGTTGCTATTCAGCACGGCTTCAATGCCAGTGTGCATAGCCGTCCCTATGATTGTTGCGTCTGAACTACTACGGAACTCGGGTCTTGTAATGCCTAACCTACCCCGTTCTGCACATATCGTCATGTCACCTAACCATGATTGCCGCACATATATTCTTTTGGCTTCCTCATCTATCCGCATATCTTTATCTCTTTTCTTGTTGTGGTTATTGTAAAGACAGCGACGACATCTATGGAGTCGCTAGAAGTTCTAGAGGTAAAGACAGTATAACAATTTACTGTCAAAGACATATGACCTCTTTCGTCGTCGCCTTCGGTGCCCTACCTCTGATTAGTTTCATGTAGAAGTTCATAGTGTTGACCCCTGCGTCGTATTTGCGACCAATGCCAGCGAAGTTGGCATTGGGTAAATACATCTCGTTACAGAACTCTATGAAAGATTCCCTAGACATATAACTGCGGGCCTTATTCACAGTCACGGCCCTAATGAATTCCTCTACCGTTATCTCGAGTTTGTCCAGAATAGCAACCAGACCAACCTCGGGAAACTGCCTATAAACATATATAACGGAATCCCTAATGCGTTTCCAAACATGCAACAGGTTTCCTACAGGTAATTCTAACGGCGTAATGTCCTCAAACTGCACACCGTAATACCCTAAAGAGATTGCCCATTTGTCATGTGTTTCCACAAGCGTTTCCAAGTATTTCAAGATTGACGCGTCATCCCAAACGTGTTCGCTTGTGTTATACCCTAAGATTTCGCACAACCTTTCCCCTAGCCACATTTGCCTAACACAATCACCAAGAATATGGATATCCCCCCGAAGGGGGACGTCACATAAACACTCGGAGTCATAACACATTACTTATCTCCAATCTCGCCAAGCATGGCTTCCAATTCTGCGTCAATCTCTCCGTCGGTAGTACGCACTACAGCCGACTCAATCATTTCCAATATGTCCTTGATACGCTTTATCTGCTGTTCTGTGGCATCACCGCTATTGGCTATGTCCATTATGCCGAACATCTCTTTCATGATGTCCTCGCCAATAATGTCTTTCTTCAATGCTTCCATCACTATTGCAGATACACGATTTGTTTCTTCCATAAGGAAGTCCACTTTCTTAGCGAAGTGACCACGCAAGTATGAGATAAAGGAATTCGGTAATGCACATGGGTAACCCTCGTCGTCACGACCAACCAATATTACATCGCCATAACACTCCTCTGAGAACAATGCACTAGCGAAGTAGTTGAATTTCTCCGACTCCATCTCGATTGAACGATAACCCATAAGCGTGAACTTCTTGAGTGTTTCGGGGTCCATAACCTCACACTCTGCTTCCTGAATTCTGTCGCCTAGAATCTGTATAATATTCTCGGCACCGCCACTCAGGCTAATTTTGACGACGGTTTCGTTACCCTCGCCAGGATTGTATTTGATTAGTACGCCTGTCTTGCTACTCATGATTCCTCGTTTCCGTTGTTGTTTGTGTTGTGTACTACGTGCATTGCAATGTATTCGGTGAATACTTCGCCCTTGTCATCGGTTATTGCCATGAAATCAACATGAATACCAGCGTCCCGTAGGGCGCTGATAATGTCCTGCTGAAGTGTTTCTGTAGGTGGGCTTATGATACCCAAGTGAACATCGTGATAACGCATTATGATACCAAACCCAATCCCGTAACAGTGGACATAATCCATTGTAGCGCATTGGAATCGAAATCACCACTGCCGTCCTCGAACTTGTCTACGACGACATCCGCCTCAATGTGCTTTGTGCAATTGACCTTGTGTGCTTGACCATAACCGCCACCTCGTTTGGTAATGGATGGCGCAGGCCCCCACTTGGATTGTTCCATAACAGAGAACCCGATACGACGCAACATGCTAGGGTGAGCAATAGCGAACATAAGGTTGTCAATGTCAATGCGTTCCTTGGAATCGTGAAGTTTGATAAGCGTTGAGTGTACCTTATCGCCACTAGCGGTACTGTTCTCCAGCCACACCTCAAGCCCGACACCAATCTTTGACATAACCTCACATAACGCAACAACCATAGCACCTCGTTGCCGAATTGTTTCTGCACGAACGCCACAAGAGAACGAACCGTTTATAAGGATACGAACAACGCGGCCCATACGGGCAGCGGAAACTTCCTCATAATCAATCATGCACTCAGGGTCACCCTGCATATAGCGTCCCATGTCGACGCTATCGCCAGTCCTGTCATACTTTGTGACATACACTTCGCCTAGAGCCAAGTTGATTTGCGAGTCAATTTGCCTTACGAGAACGTCAATGTCGGGGCGAATAGCGGTGTAACCTCTTGTGCCAGTCTCAACGGCATCTTGGAGATTCTTGCACCCTGCCCAACCCTCGTCACCATCCTCGGAACTTCGTGGAGAGGGATTGGAACCTGCGTGTTCCAATGCCTCACCCAACGACTCGTACCTTTCTACCCAAACGCTATCCAGCATGTATTGCTTCATAGCCATAACTTACCTGCCTTTCGTTGTGTGTGGACTAGTAGATGACATCTTGCATCATCTTGCTTGTGATTTCGGGAGATGAACCCTTAGTGAGTCGCATCTCTACGGCATCCTTGAACGTGAAGCCAGCGTGCAACAACTTAGCACCGCTAATGGCAGCACGTGGACTAACAGATACTTTCAGTCCATGTGATTCCGCATTGCGACGAACCTGTCTGACGATACGCAACCAACGGTCACACTCATCTTTCGGCAATCCAGTCATGTATGTGACATCTTGTTCCAACTGTTCGTCTAGTGGTACGTGAACCATCGAGAAACGGTCAAGTGTTGCTTCGTCAATCACCTGGCGACCCACATAAGTTGATGTTGCACCGTTACCCCATGTGTTCGCTGCCGCAATAGCATAGAAATCAGGGTGCTTCATAACACGCTTATCAGGGAAGCCAATGTAACCATTGGACAACGCGCTGTTAAGTACTAGTAGAATGTTCGGGTTAGCGCCGTCCACCTCATCCAACAAGTAAACGCCACCCTCTTCGTATTGCTTACGGAAAGCAACACTCTCGTAAACGCCAGTAGCGGTCTTGAAGCCTTTCATGTCGGACTTGGATGATTGACCACAGAACGACTCACCCTCAAACGATACGCCAAGTGCTTCTGCACATTGCATACCAATCGTTGTCTTGCCGACGCCTGCCATGCCAGTGAGCCACACATTCTCGCCAGCCTTGAGTGCCTGAAGAACTTTCGGAAACACTTTGTGGGTGGGTTTGGTAATGATAACGGTTGGCTTCTCGGGATGTGGCACAATGATGTGCTTGGGCTTGGAATCGTCAATCGCTGCCGTGAGTTGCTTCACAATCTCCTGAAGCAATAGGTCACGATTCTCGAATCGTGCGATGTAATCATCCCTAAGACCATCCACAAGTCCGTTCACACGATTCTGCAAATCTGTAACGGATTGCGTTGAGCCACCAGTTGAGCCACCAGCATTGCGAATCGCATCAGCGACGACAGAAGCAATAGCACCCTCAATCGTTGTGTTAGAACTTGCTGTCGTAGGTGTTGTCGTTGGCATGGGGATATTTGGTCTTGGTGTTGCTGCGTCAAACATGGTTTGATTCCCTTCGGGTATGGCTGCTGCGATGTCTCGGATAATTCGTACCAATTCGTTGGTTGTGTACGACAACGGCGTCTTGCCGATGAAGCGATGCCCAACAATCTTTGCAATTCTGATAAGCGTGTTCCTATCTAAGTGAGGAATATGCCGTGAGTATTCCCCTGAAGGGAACTGAACCCAAGCGAGCATCTCCTTTAGGTCAACCCTATTGACCACTAGTGCCTTGTGTGCCATAACCTATAACCTAATTTCTCCCCTAAGTGGGGGCTAATGACATCCTGAGAAGTCCTCAGAAATGGTGCTATCTTTCTTGACATGTCCATCTGCAAACGCAGTAGACACAGCGTACCAACACGGGGTAACGAACCCCGTGTTGGCGACCAACCCACGTTGGCAATGGTTACAAGTATTCCACGACACCAGCATATGAGGTTGTGGAAACTTCCTCAACTTCGCTAATGCCCAACAGTTTGATTGCACTCTTGAGTGCTGCGATGCCACGATTTGCGTCGTATTGAGAGAAGTTCTCGTCTACGGTGATTGTTCGTGGGAATTTCTTGAGTGGCAACGCCATCCGCACAGACACGAAACGATTGCCGTTCTCATCCCACGCACTGCTTCGTGCGTCAAACTCGGTGATTGTTCCTGCGCCACTCTTGATGGCTTTCTGCATGATTGCGTGTTCACGCTTGGCTGTAGCAGAATTCTCATCCTGCATCGCTTTGTAATCAGCGAGTTGCTTCTCGAGGCGTGCCAATGCCTCAACCATCATGTCAAGCAACTTTGTGCGCTTGACCTTTACACTTATTCCCTTGCTTGCCATTGCATTACTCATTTCTGGCTTGCGCCGTAACCCCACCCCGATTGGGGTGGGGGCATTATCTTACAACTGGAAACGATTACGAACGAGCGAACAGATTCTTTACAGCGTCTGCCAATGCGCCCTTCGCTTGACCGTCATCATAGATGAATTCCTCGTCGTCCGAGAAACGCAACAACGAACCGACATTGTATGGGTCTGCGACAATGCACAACTTCACACGACGCCTCTGTGGGTGTTCCGATGGCTTCAGTTCCTCGTCGGCGTGTTCGTCTTTGTCCCCCAATGGTGAAGCCCATCCACCCACAAGAACAGCGATGTACTTGTACAAGGACACAATTTCTGCTGTCTCCGCACTCTCCAACAAGTCGTACACATCTTTCTCCTTGTGTACATCCGATGCTGGGAAGTCCAAGTCCCCATCCTCGTCAATGCTAGCGGAATCAAATCCGATAACCATTGCCTGCCCTTCGTTCATTGTCGCAGGGATTAGTTTCTCCCCAACGAGCCGCACTAACGCTTCGATTGACATAACCTACCTTACTTTCTGCCCTTATGGGCGATAAACCGCAACGGATGTTGCGGGTATTACTTACTCTGTTCCATGTGAGGGATGCGAATTACGGCAACTCTCACGCTTACGAACATCCTCGTTTGATGGATACTTCACGAACACCCATAATGTGAGCGCCGCCATAATGGTTGCAAACACCATCATAGGGTGACCCCACAAGCCTGAAGGAAATCCATGTGAGTGCCTTCTGCGAGGAAATCCTCGTCATCTGTTGCAAACATTTGCACAAGCGCAACGACAACTTCGTCAAGCACTTCGCCCTCATTGGGCAACGGCTCTCCTGTGTTGTATGCGTGTTGCAAACTTGACACAACCGAGTTTATCGCTGCTGCGATAACCGCGTAATCTTTCTTGTCAAACTGGCGCACCATGATTAGATACCTGCCTTGTCGTGTTGCTTGAGGAACGAATCGATTTGCGAACGAGTTTCACGCAACTGGTCAAACAATTCCGCCATCTTCATCTTGTTCCTGTCCGTGTGTCCCATCAAATCCTCAATGAGTTTCATGAGCCTATCTGCATCCAACATTACATACCTTGCTTTCCGCCCTTGTGGGCATAACGATTTGGGTTATTCCAAATCGGCACTATCTTTCTTGACACGTCCATCCGCTGCCACAGGCAACGGATGGGGATATTACTTGTTAGCATCTTTCGCACGCCTGGGCTTGACATGAGTCATTTCTCCGTGCAAATTGCAAGCAACGCTTGCAGAACGCAGAAACACCTCAATCTCACGCCCACACTTGCAAGTGTAAACGCCCTTCGGATTGACCACGCGCTTACGCATAACCTAACCTCTTTCTGTCGGCGCACCGACCTGACCTATGTGCGGGATTGCACATAAGAAATAACTCCCTGCGAGCATGGTTTCGTCGATTATCGCGTCCCACACCCGCAGAGAATAGTGTGCATAGCGTGCAGGGGGAACAACACGCTACGCACTAGTGTGTGTTACGGGAGTTGCACCCATACGCTAGATTGCCACAATCTCGTGGACACACGACTTCCCGCAGGTATAAGCCCGCTGGTAACTCGGGAAGGGAACTTAGGCGACGACAACCGCAGGCTTCGGCGTACGCATGTACGCGAAGATTGCTTTGTTCGCCATTGACTTCGCATCCGCAGGTGAGAAACCGCCCGCGATGAACCCAGCCAGCATGGTTGCGAACTCGGTCTCGTAACCCGCACGCCACTCGGGCGTTGGCTTGACGGCTTTGACCTTCGCAGGCTTGTTGGCTTTCTCTGCCGCTTTCGCAGCCGCGAGGGCTGCCCGAGCCTCAGCCACTAGGGCTTTGGCGGTTTCCACTTCCGACACCACGGGCGCTGAGACCACGGGTGTAACTTCCTTGCGCTTTGCCACTTGCTTCTCCGTTCCGCGCCCCGCAGGACGCTGTAGCCGTTGGCGGTTGCCAAATCGGCGCAATCTTTCTTGACACGTCCATCCACACTCACACGCTGCGAGATGAACAACACTCGCCGCGAGTGGCAGGATGAACTAGCCAATCGGACTGCAATCTTTCTTGACACGTCCATCCGCGGCCACACGCGTTG